CGGAAACTGCTAAACAAATAGTTGGTACTGGTGCAGCAAAACTGTTGGGTAGTGGCCAAACAGGTCAAGCAATTTTAGCTGCCACAGGTCGTGTGCAGAACCCGATGCTTGAAATGGTTTACAAGTCTCCTAATTTCAGAACATTTCAATTTGATTTCACATTTTATCCAAGAGATGAAAGAGAAGCACTAGAAGTTCAAAGAATTTTGGAAAGACTTCGTTTTCACCAAGCTCCTGAATTGGTGCCCAATGCAGGTGGTTTTTTAATTCCTCCTTCCGAATTTGATATTAAATTTTATTATGCAGGTAAAGAAAACAATAACATTCCACAAATTGCAACATGTGTATTAGTTTCACTTGATATTAACTACGCACCAAATGGTTGGTCGGCATATGAGACACCTGGTGAAAATAATCCTGCTTTGGGTCGCACAGGTATGCCAGTATCAATTCAAGCCACATTGCAATTCCAAGAAATGACATATCTAACAAAGGCAGACTTCAGGTCTGATTTAGCAAATGCAGATACATTGGCAAGAGGTAGTTAATGGCAAAATATTTTAATTACTTTCCAAAAACACTTTATACTGCCAATAATTCATCGGCAGGTTTAGATACTGTAACAAACATTATCGCAAGGTTTGGATTCGAATCTTCACTTAAAGAAAATTCATCGGCGTTCTACAAGTATGACATTAAAGATGGTGATACACCAGAGATTATTGCATCCAAATATTATGAAAATTCGGAGAGACATTGGATCGTTCTAATGTTCAATGACATATTCGACCCACAATTTGATTGGCCACTTAAAGATAGAGTGTTGGTTGATTACATTGATGCAAAGTATTCCGCACCCCAATATGCAGATACGGCAAATACATCCGTAAAAGGTTTATCGTGGGCAATGAATACTAGTAATATACAAGCATACTATAAAGTAATCACTAGAATAAATGCAGATGACATAAAAATAATTGAAAAGATTGAGTTGGATGCCAACACATATGCAAATACTGCCGCAAGTAATATTATTTACAATTTACAAGATGGTAGTAGAATAACTGAAATTGTAACTAAAGAAACGCAATCGTATTACCAATATGAAATTGCGGTTAATGATAGTAAGCGAACAATCAAACTATTGAAACCCGAATTTGTTACTGCCGTAGAAAAAGAATTTAAGAGGGTTATTAAAGCATGAGTTTATCAATGGGTAAATCAACGCAATTCAAAATAAATGAATTGACGATTGTTACTAAAGGTGGACCAATTGATATTTCGGTCATCTATGAAGAAATAAACATCTTCGATTCCATATTTCTACCTGTTATGAGTGGAAATATTTTGATTCGTGATGCTGCCGGTTTATCTGGCAGTTTATTGTTTGACGGTTCTGAATCTATTCTAATTGATATTGCGAAAGACAGTAACTCTGATATCGCTTCATTTAGAAAAGCGTTTCGTATCTACAAACAATCGACTCGTAAAAATGAAGGTTTGAATAGTGAACTTTACTTATTACATTTTTGTTCTGATGAATTGATGTATTCAGACCAACAAAGAATTAATCAATCATATGATAACACATATGGCAAAGTTGTTGAGAAAATTTTAGAAGATTATTTGGGTGTTCCTGCGGGTGAATCTGGTGGCATTTTTGAAGATACAGTTGGTATTCGTAATGTTGTTATACCAAATTTAAGACCAATTGAAGCCATAGAATGGTGTGCGAAAAGAAGTTTAGACCAAAAACAGGCACCTAATTACCTTTTCTTTCAAAATCTAATTGGTTTTAATTTTGCGCCATTATCAAAGTTATTGACACAAGAAGAAATTTTAGATGTTAAATTTGAGCCTAAAAATCAATCAAAAAGTAATCCTTTTTCCGAAATTAGTTCTGCAAGAGCATTTGAAGTTGTAACGCAATCAGATAGTATTTCTAAACAAAGGTCTGGTGTTAATGCCGGTCAATTTATTGGTTTCGACCCACTCACAAGAACAACTGCAAAAAAAGAAATTGGGTATGGTGATGTAGATGCAACAATGGACAAAGCAAATGATAATCCAAATGCATCAGTAATTAAAAATCGTGGAGGTGTGAGTAATGTGGAAGCATATGACTCCAAGAAAACACTATCTTTCTTTTCTTTAGCACAAAATTTTAGTAATTACATTAAAGAAAAAGACCCAACATCATTATCTAAATTAGACAATACCGAAGCATGGATGTTTCAAAGAAAAGCAATTATAGAAAACCTTATGTCAAAGAGACTTAAAGTTGCTATGCCAGGTAACTTTCAATTGACTTCAGGATTTAATGTTAATCTTGTTGCACCTAATTTTGGTAAAAAGTTTAAAGGTGATGACAATGAAGATAAAAGTTTAAGTGGTAAATATATTATTGTAGCATCACGCCAAATTATCGGTTACGAAAAACATGAAACAATCATTGAAGTGGCAACAACTTCTTCTGATGTTGAAATTCCAGTAAGTAGTCCTGAACAACAAGAGGACCTTTTAAGTTATTAATATGGATAATCAAAAAGATTTTGCAGGTAAAGGTGGTTTTATTTGGTGGGTTGGATTCGTTGAAGATAGAATGGATCCACTTAAACTAGGTCGTCTTAAAATTAGATGTGTTGGTTGGGATGCGGATAATAAAATGCAACTTTCAACTGACGCATTGCCTTGGGCTCAAGTTGCATTTCCAGTAAACAATGTAAACCCATATGTACCTAAAGAAGGAGATATGGTTCTCGGTTTCTTTGCAGATGGTGAAAGCGCACAGCAAAGAATTGTGTTTGGACAATTTCCAAGTATTCCACTTAAAGAAGCAAATGCAGAAGAAGCATTTAGTGACCCTAGAGAAGATTCTATTTTAGCTGATGCACCAAGACCACCAGAATCAAAAGAGTATATTGAAGATGGTACGGGTATAGTAATAACCGAAAAACCTCAAGCGGATCCCAATCCAATTTATTTGGATGAACCAACAACATCTCGTATTGCTCGTAATGATGCTGAAACAATTACAGAAACATTTATCCAAGAACGAAAAGATAATGTTGTTACCGAAGTTAAGACATACAATAAAGAAGAAGAATTAAGTAATTGGGATGAACCAGAAACATTATATGATGCTGTTTATCCATACAACAATGTTATGGAAACTGAATCTGGTCATGTTGTCGAATATGATGATACACCTGGTGCCGAAAGAATTCACATTGCACACCGAAATGGTAGTTTCACAGAATGGTATCCTGATGGTGATAGAGTAGAGAAAATCACAAAAGACAAATATACAATTGTTATGGCAGATGACCATCTTTATGTGATGGGTTCTTGTAAGATTACAGTTCAAGGTGATGCAGAAATTTATGTTCAGAAAAACATGTATGCAAGAGTTGATGAAAATTTGACCGCATATGTTGTTGGTGATGTAGATGCACAAGTTGATGGCAATGTTACTGCATTAGTTAAAGGTGATGTTGAAGCCACAGTAAATGGTAGTTTGTCTGCAACAATTGATGGAAATGCCACATTAGATATTGGTGGTGATTGTTCTGAAACTGTTGGTGGTGGCAAAACATCTGATGTTGGTGGTGATTACAATATTACTGCCGGTAATTTTAGTGTTAATGCCGGAACAATTAATCTGAACTAATATGTCAGCAAATGTTATTGTATCATTTTCTAATGAATCGGGATTTCCTACGGGTGAAATTCCCGAAGATGCTTATAATTTTATTACTGATACAATTCTGCTTTCAAGAGCAGTAAAGTCTGCATGGGAAGGAAGCACAATTTCAGTAGATATAACTTATACTGCTGAAGCGGATGATGGAACAGGAAACAATGTCGTTGCAAATGTATCACATAATTCAAGTTCTTATGATTTTACATCAATTGGATTAACATATACAGTAATATCTAATAACACCGCAAGGATTAGTGGTAAGACTGCAAATTTATTTCCAGGTCAATATTACAGATTTAGAATGCCTGATGGTACTTTTAAAATTCTACCACCAGAAACAACAGAAGATTTTTATGCGTTAGTGGAATACAATATGCCAACGCCAACTTCCAGAGAAGAAACTTATCCTGTGAATATAACAGTTGAAGCCGCAGGTATTGAACCTAAACAAAATGTGTCTATTAATTTGACAGAGTGGCATTATTGGAAGTATCAGTCGGCCGTAGCCACAGTAAAAGATTTGGTATCAAGAGGTAAACAATAATGCCAGCAGTTGCTAGAGCAGGCGATTCCGTATTGTCACAAGATGGTGGACCAGGTAGAAACTGTCCGACTCCTATGAAAACATCTGTGGGACAAGTTAATGGAAATAGTGTTTTTGCAAATGGTATTTTGATTGTTGTTGCAGGCAATACAATTGCACCACATCCTAAAAGAGGATGTTCAACCGACACATCAACTTTATCTGGTTATTCTTCGACTGTGAAGATTGGCGGAAAAGGTGTTGGAAGAATTGGAGATGATTATGGTCCTAACACAATTACTGCTGGTTCAGGCAATGTATTTGCCGGAGGTTGAATAAATAGAAGATGGCGACAATAACAACAAATATCGATTCCGCAAGAAGTTTTAAAGACTTAGATTTGAACTTTACGGCACATCCTATCCGTAAAGATATCAACAAGCATGTCAATGAATATGCTGTTATCAATTCAGTCAAAAATCTTATTTTGACGAATCACTATGAGCGTCCCTTTAGACCAGAAATAGGCAGTAACATTCGCCGTATGTTGTTTGAGAATGTTGATTCTGTTATGGCGGCGCAAATCGAAAGAGAAATTGAAGAAACGATTGTCAATTTCGAACCAAGAGCACAAGTTTCAAGGGTTACGGCATCTGCATCTCCGGATGACAATAGATACAATGTCGAATTAGAATTCTTCATTATTAATAGTCCTGACCCAATTACAATTAAATTTTTCCTAGAACGGATTAGATAAACATGGCAGACCGTTTAAGAGTTACCGAACTTGATTTTGATACAATCAAGAACAATTTAAAAGCGTTTTTAAACCAACAAACAGAGTTTACAGACTATGACTTTGAGGGTTCTGGCCTGTCTGTTCTGTTGGATATTCTAGCTTACAATACCCACTATAATGCATACTATCTAAACATGGTTGCGAATGAGTCGTTCCTTGATACGGCTTTGTTGCGTGATTCTGTTGTTTCACATGCTAAAAAATTAGGTTATACTCCTTACTCACAAAGAGCACCTATTGCAACAATTAACTTGACTGTTAATTCATCTACATCGAATACAGGTTACCTAACTTTACCTTCTGGTTTTGGATTCTTATCTAATCAAATTGATGGTAGTGCATATAACTTTGTTGTTTTAGAAGATACGATTGTTTCAAAAGCCAATTCACAATACTATTTTGATAGTATTGATATCTATGAAGGTCAACTTGTAACATATAATTTTACACATAATCAAGCAACAAATCCAAAACAAGTTTTTTCATTACCAGAATCTAATATCGATACCACAACAATTAGAGTATCGGTAAGACCTGCGGTTGGCAATACTCAAGTTGCAGTTTATTCTAAAGTTACAGATATACTTGATGTTTCTTCAACTAGTGATGTTTATTATTTACAAGAAAATAAGAGTGGTAAATTCCAAGTTTATTTTGGTAATGATATCGTTGGTAAAAAACTGCCCGATGGTGCAGTAGTTTCTGTTCGTTACCTTGTTACAAATGGAACAGATGCAAACAAAGCCAATAACTTCATTGCATCATCATCTTTAACAGATTCTTTAAATGAGAGTCTGACAAACTTCAATATTAGACCTGTATCTGCCGCTGCTGGTGGTTCAGTAAGAGAATCAATTGATGAAATTAAATTTAACTCGGCAGCACAGTTTACAACTCAAAACAGATTAGTAACATTTAAAGATTATGAATCATATTTGAGAAGAAATTATCCCGCAATCGATTCACTATCCGTATGGGGTGGTGAAGATGAAACACCTCCAGTTTTTGGTAAAGTTTATATTGCAATTAAACCTAAAGCAAATTACTACATTACGCCAACAGAAAAGAAACGAATCATTGATGATATTATCAAACCAAAAGCAATCGTTTCTGTTGATGCCGAAATTCGTGACCCCGAATATCTGTATTTGTTGATTAGTAACTATGTTGAATACGATAAAAACAAAACAACACAAAGTGCCGATGCAATTAAAAATGCAATTCGTACCTCAATTGGTGTTTACAACTCAACTGTTTTAAGTAAGTTTGGTTCTGTTTTTGTTCTCTCTAAGTTACAAGATTCTGTTGACAATGTTGACATTAATTCTATTCGTGGTTCAGAAACAATCATTCGTTTACAGAAAAGATTTGAACCAAATTTAAGTATTGCTAAAACATACACAATTGATTTCAATGCAGAATTAAATCGTGGAACAGTTAACGATAGGTTAGTATCTACTGAATTTAATGTTTATGACCAGTTTGGTATTCTCAGAACGGCACAGATAGAAGAAATTGCCGATTCATTTACTGGCATTTCAGAAATTCAAGTTGCAAATCCAGGTACTGGTTATACAACCACACCAACAGTCTCAATTAGTGGCGATGGTACTGGTGCGGAAGCAACTGCAAAAATTGTAAACGGTCGTATTGAAAGTATTACTGTTGTGAATCGTGGTGTTGATTATACCCGTGCTATTATAACTATTACTGGTGGCGGTGGTTATGGTGCAACTGCTATTGCGGTATTAGATGCACGATATGGTAAAATCAGAACTTATTATTATGATGAAAATGCAAAGAAGAAAATTATCAATGCTACTGCCGGAACAATTGATTATACAAATGGTGTAATTGTATTGAATGACTTCCGTGTTATTTCATCTAAAGAACCAAATGGTTTAATTCGATTGACTGTTAAATCTCAAAAAGGTATTCTCACATCGTCAAAAAATACTATCATTACTATTGACGAAGCGGACCCAACATCAATCTCTACTGAATTAGTTGCAATTTAATGGCTGATTACAAAACCTCATTACTTGTTAATCGTCAAGTTCCTGAATTTATTCGGGAAGAGAACCCTGTTTTCATAACATTCTTAGAAGCATATTATGAATACCTTGAAACAAAACAAGGAACACAACTTAACGATTTAACTAAAAGAGCAAAAGAAATCCGTAACTTATCGGATGTTGATGATTCAATTGAAGAATTTGAAGAATCATTTTTTAACATGTATGCATCTCTTGTACCGAGAGATGTTGCCGCAGACAAAGCTCTTTTAATTAAAAATGTTTTACCTCTTTACCTCTCAAAAGGTTCAGAGAATTCATTCAAACTTCTTTTCAGATTACTGTTTGGTAATGAAGTTCAAGTTACATATCCTAGGTCAGAAGTTCTTCGTGCTTCAGATGGTAAATGGTTACTTGAAAGGTATGTTAAAGTAAATGACGAAGCGTTCATCTTACATACTGGCAATGGAACAACTAAAGAATTTAATTTACCTGTTGTAACTGGAACAGGTATTTCTGTTTATCTAAATGGTGTATTACAAACAAACGGATACTTTATTCGTAGAGAGATACAAAAACTATACTTTAATACTGCACCTGCAAATGGTGTTGAAATTAAAGTTGGGTTTACTAGTTTTAATTTTGAAGTAGCAAAGACAAGAAAACTTACTGGTGTTACTTCAGGTGCAAATGCAATTGTTGAGCGTGTAGGTTCACAAGTTTTAAACAATAAACTAATTCACGAATTTTATATTGATGAAAATACACTCGATGGTGAATTTGCTATTGGTGAATTAATTACGGCAGACATTTTTGATATAGATGGTGAAATACTTGATATCTATTTTAGAGGTCTTTCATCAGTTGTTGCCATTAATGTTATTGATGGTGGTTCAAGTTATATTGTTGGTGATCCAGTTCCACTTAATTCACCTAATGCAACTGAACAACCTAAAGCAATTATTTCAAAAGTCTTTAGTGGTGCAATTAATAAAGTAAATGTGTTGGATGGTGGTGCAGGATTTAAAGTACCTAAACCAATCTTTGCAACTGGTTATTCGGCCGCAGAATTAGAATTTGCGATACAATCAGTATTTGCCAATGGTGCAAATTCTGTTGCAAGTTCGTTCTTTATTTACTCAGATGTTATTTCTGATGTTGACCCAGCAAATACAGTTTTAAGTGTGACAGATTGGCATTTTCCTGGTAATGTTGCGGGACAAACGAATGTAAACACAGTCATATCACGAGCATTAAGTAATAGTGCATTTACATCAATTGGTTCAATTTCAAATGTTGCCATTATTAGTTCAAATGTAATCTTGTCTGTTGTTCCAGATTTGTATGCTGAACCCGCAGATATTACATTAGTTCCATTAACTGCAAACACAACATCAAATACAGTTGTAAAGATTGACACTTATGGTTCAATTGGTAAATTAATTATCAATGATGGCGGTGGTGGTTATGCAGTAGGCGATGAGTTGGTTTTCACTAACCCACCAAACAGAATGGCGTTTGGTGTTGGTGCATATGGTGAAGTTGTAGATGTTGATGGAACAGGTAAAATTAAAAATGTTTTATTATTACCACCTAAATTAACTGGTACTGTTAATGTGTATTCTTTATCGAATACAACAATTCAAGGAAACAACACCACTTTCTTATCAGATTTGGCGATTGGTGATTTTATTACTATACGAACTGGTAATACAGGTATTAGTTCATGGGAAACTAGAAAAGTAGTTGCAGTTGATTCGGATACTTCATTCAATGTAAATACTGCTTTCTCAACTAGTTTTATTGAACAGAGAAAAATTAGAAAATATGGTATAAATCCTGTTGGTGGTCAAAACTATAAACCAGATAAATTACCTCTTGTGACAGTAACATCTGATGTTGGTGCAAATGCAAACATTTCCGCATACTGTATTTTAGGAGATGGTGAATTATTAGAAGGTCGTGGTACTAAACGACCAGGTGAAATTGAAAAGATTAGTATTATTGATCCAGGTGCCGGAATTACAATTATTCCACAAATTGATTTGTCTGGATTCGGTGACGGAACTGCTACTGCTAATGTTGAATTGTCTCCAACATACGATTCATTACCAGGCAGATGGACAAGTTCAGATGGTATTCTATCAAGCGACAGAAAACTACAAGGTAGAAATTTCTATGTCAATTATTCGTATTTGACAAGTTCGTTTATAGAGTTCTCTAAATACAAGAAAATCTTTAAAGAATTATTACATCCTGCTGGGTTTAAAGCCTATGCAGAATGGGAAACATTTAATACATTACCGCAATCTGAAGTTACAACAAATACGATTGTTGCACCAACGACAATCAGGTCACTATCAGGTACAGTTAATGTAAATGGAAGTATTGTTGTAGTTGGTTCTGGAACCAAGTTCAATGTCGCAAATACAATGGGTATTTTGACAATTGGTTCTTACATTGCAGTCAATTCTGAAATTCGTATGATTAATGCGATTATCAGTAACACAGTATTTACTGTCAGCAATGCGTTCTCAATTACTGCAAATACGCAAGAGTTAGTTGTAATTAATACTGCATACACAGCAGTTGCAACAGAAGTAACATTAGACGAGATTATCGCTGAGAACGAACTTGTTCTTACAGTAGAATCATAGGAAAAGAAATGTCAACGACAATTAGAATAACAAGCCTACCAATTTTAACAACGCCAGATGCAAACACCCAAAATACGGTGTTTGTAGTTGTAGATAAAAGTAGCGGAACATTCACGACAAAACAAGTCTCATTAGCCGCAATTGATTTAGCGGTTGATAATGTTGCGCCAGTTGCATTTGCAGTCTCAAACTTAGCATATAGCAAAGCAAACTCAGCGAATATTCTGGCACAAGCTGCGTTTGACAAAGCCAATACTACAAATATCTTTACACAGTCTGCCTACACAATGGCAAACTCTGCAAACATTTTAGCGCAAGGTGCATTTACATGGGCAAATACTGTTAATGTGTTTACTCAAAGTGCATTTGCATTTGCGAATACAGTTAATGTAAAAGTTGATAGTGCATATGCATTTAGTAACA